CAAATAAGAATCCAATGTTCCGTTCAAAGTTTAGTGAGGACATTTTTAATTTAAAGTACGCTCATCCAGGCTGTGATGACTGGGAGCAACTAGCTCATGTGCTAGTAGACGATGTGTGTGGTAATCTCCGAAGCGATGAAGAAAAACTCCTGACTGATGATGAACTGTATCAGTTGAAGATGTATATCACTGATCTAAAGTTTGTCCCTGGAGGACGCTACCTTTATTACGCTGGTCGTAAGAATCGTTTTTACAATAACTGCTTCCTTCTCAAAGCTGAAGAAGATACCCGACAAGATTGGGCTAACCTTAGCTGGAAGTCTGAGTCCTGCCTGATGACAGGTGGTGGTATCGGCATTGACTACAGTGTGTATAGACAATCAGGACGGGTCTTAAATGGAACTGGTGGAACTGCCAGTGGACCCATTCCCAAGATGCAAATGATTAACGAGATTGGGCGACGAGTTATGCAGGGTGGTTCTCGTCGTTCTGCAATCTATGCCTCTTTAAACTGGCAACACGGTGATGTTGATGCCTTTTTGAAAGCTAAAGATTGGGACACAATGCCTGTTGGTAACACTGGCCTCACCCTCAAACAAATCAAGGAGCAGGATTTTAACTTCCCTGCACCTTTGGATATGACCAACATCAGTGTAAACTATGACACTGATTGGTTGCTTAAATATTGGGAGACCGGCGAAGTAGGAAGTGTGTTCATTAACAACATCAAACAGGCACTACGAACTGCGGAGCCTGGGTTCTCCTTTAACTTTATGGAGGATGAAAATGATACACTACGCAACGCTTGTACTGAAGTTGTCTCTGCTGATGACAGTGATGTCTGTAACTTGGGCAGCATTAACATGGGCCGCATTGAGTCGGTATCCGAATTTGCTGACATCGTAGAGCTTGCCACTAAATTCTTAATCTGTGGTACATTACGAGCGCACCTACCTTACGCTAAAGTATATGAGACTAGAGAAAAGAACCGTCGTCTGGGGTTGGGCTTGATGGGTATGCATGAATGGCTTATCAAGCGCAACTCTAAATATGAAGTCACACCTGAGTTACACCGTTGGTTAGCGGTCTATAAAGGTATGTCTGATAAAGTATCTAAGGAATTTGCAGATGAGTTATCTGTATCAAGACCAGTCGCTAATCGTGCTATTGCACCTACTGGTTCGATTGGCATTCTCGCTGGTACTACTACTGGTGTTGAACCTCTCTTTGCTGTAGCTTATAAGCGACGTTATCTTACACAAGGCACTCGTTGGAAGTATCAGTACGTTGTTGATAGCGCAGCACAAGAATTGATTGATATCTATGGTGTTGATCCAAACAGCATTGAAAGCGCCTTGGATCTTGCAGAAGATTACGAACGCCGTATGATGTTCCAGGCTGATGTGCAGGACTATGTTGATATGTCCATCAGTTCAACAATTAACCTACCTCAATGGGGGTCAAAGTTAAACAATGAAGATACAGTTGAGAACTTTGCTAATACCTTGGCTAAGTATGCCCACCGACTCCGTGGCTTTACTTGCTACCCTGATGGCGCTAGAGGCGGGCAACCTCTATCAGTCGTACCTTACAGTGAAGCTGTAGATAAGCTGGGGACTGAATTTGAAGAACACGTTGAAACACACGACATTTGCGATATCTCTCAAACAGGAGGCTCTTGTGGCTCCTAGACGATACCCATTTCCTATGCGGGATATCTTTGCAGCGGGACGGAGGGGATTTAGAAGTAACGAGGCCAATCCCTTCCGGCCTCACTCAGATAGATATCGTGAATGGGAGCGAGGCTATAACCATGAGTATTTCAATTATCAGCGACGAGCAGCTAAGTTTATTCAACGCTGAAGAATTAAAATGGGAAGGGGAAGGTAAGGTCTGCGCTAAATGTGATAGGCACTTACCGTTCTCTGCTTACACTGCGGCCAGTGGTGGTAACTACTTACGATCCTCCTGCCGACAATGTGATAGGGAGCAGCAGAAAATTGCGAACGATCTCAGAGATATTCATGGTATGCCGGGGGAAGATTACGAATGCCCTATATGCCATAGGGGTGCTGAAGAAGTCAAGCAACACAACGGCTCCTGGGTACTCGATCATTGTCACGAAACAAAAAGCTTTCGAGGCTGGCTGTGCCACAAATGTAACAGGGCGTTGGGTTCCTTCAACGACAACATTAAAACCATACAAAGAGCTATAATATACTTGGAGAGTTCTAATGAAAGTAACACTGATCGACGCAATGGGAACAGACTTGACCGTTGCAAATGCAGCAAGAGTTAGTTTCAACAAAGAATCTACCTACAACTACAGTGAGGGATTCCCTAAGCTTGAGGAACGAGATCAGAAATTAATTAAGTATCTCGCATCACATAATCACTTCACACCATTCACACATTGTATGGTGACTATGCGAGAGAAAGTACCAATGTTTGTTGCCCGTCAAAGGTTTAAACACGTTATTGGTTTTACATATAATGAGGTTAGTCGTCGCTACGTTGATGATAAGCCAGAGTTCTTTGAGCCAGAGGCATGGCGTAAGAGAGCCGAAAATAAAAAGCAAGGATCTTCAGACGAGACAATTGATTTAAATGATCCTAATGTTAAACAGGACCACTTCTTTCACGGGGTAGCTGATCAATATAAACCGAATATCTATGATGAGGTTACGAGCACTTGTATGAGGGTTTATAATCAGATGATTCTCAGAGGTGTCTGTCCAGAGCAGGCTCGTATGGTTTTACCACAGTCTACCTACACTGAGTATTATGTGACTGGTTCTTTGTACGCTTGGGCTAGAGCATTTAACCTAAGATCTAAGGCGGATGCTCAGAAAGAGATTCAAGATCTGGCGTGGATGTGGGATGAGATTATGATGGATAAGTTTCCGTATAGCTGGACCGCTTTGACAGAAGAAGGAGTGTAATATGTTAACCATTTTAGGAAGTCTGTTAGGCTTTGGTAGCTCCATGCTACCTAAAGTCTTTGATTTTTTCCAGGAGAGGGCTGATAGAGCACACGAGTTAGCTATCATTGACCGTCAAATGGAGCAGATGAAACTCGGATCTCAAATTAAACTAGAAGAGATAAATGCTAAAGCTGATATTGCAGAGACTAAGGCAATATACAAGCATGATAGCAGTATTAAGCCAGCAACCTGGGTAGATAATCTACGAGGCACTGTTCGTCCTTTGATTACCTACCTGTTAGTTTTGACTTTTATTGTCATCAAGGGTGCAGGTTTGTATGCTTTGATTGCTATTGAAGGCGTAGCTATTTCTTCAGCTTTAATTGCTATCGACGATGAATCCTTCCGTGGTCTCTTGGCAGCCGTAATCTCATTTTGGTTCGGATCAAGGGCGTTGAATAGAAAATGAAGATAGGCAAAAGGGGTATAGATCTAATCAAACACTTTGAGGGGTTTAGTCCTACCGTATATAGATGCGCAGCGGGTGTCCCAACTTTAGGATTTGGGTCCACACACGGTATCACGATGGACACTCCGCCTATCACAGAGAAAGAGGGACTAGAATTATTGATGTACGATATCAGCAAGTTCGAGAGAGCGGTTGATAGGCTTATCAAAGTCCCTCTAACTCAAGGACAGTATGATTCATTAGTATCATTCTCGTTCAATCTCGGCTCCGGGGCGCTCCAATCGAGTACATTAAGGCGTAAATTGAATAGGTCTGAATACGAGAGTGCGGCAGACGAGTTCCCTAAGTGGGTTTTTGCTGGGGGTCGCAAACTAAAAGGACTTATCAGACGACGGTATGCAGAGAGAGAACTGTATCTGTCATAAATGTAGGAGGATACAATGATCTTAGCACTGTTAGCTGGTATGTTATCAATCTTAGTGATGTCATCACCAGTAGAAGCCCAGAATCCATTACAAAAGTGTTTGCCAATCGAGGAGGGTAAGAAATATCTCTTTGATAGTCATGGTGAGACACTTAAATTTAGTGGTATCTCACACAATAACTATGTTATTATGATTTTCATCAACGAAAAGACTGGTACATTCTCAGTTGGTTTTATCTTACCAGAAGATCGTAAAAACATTTGCCCAGTAGACGCAGGTCATGGGGTAACATTTAAGCTGAAACCTGAAGGAGATCCAGCATGAGATTTATTTTAAAGTTATTAGGGTTTAATCGCCCTAAGAGACAGAACTATTCGTTACTGCACAGGCAACATACTACACGATACGAAGATTTATGTATGTAATAGGCAAAAATTAACCCCGGTTGGAGAGATCCTTCCGGGGCTTTTTGTAGGTTCGTGTGATTGCAGTTAATCGCCCTTACCAATGTATCCAGCTACTACGCCTATTATACCAGTAAGAGCCATTTTTAGTAAGACGATTACAGATTCGTCTGGTGGTCTATTTTCTTTTAAAGCGATATAGTAGTCTCCTGCTACGATTACGCCAAGTAGGATCAATACCCCTACTACTAAGATGACGATGATAAGATCTTTTATTGTTTTTAACATTAGGGGGTTCCAGTTACCGCTTTCTTCGGTGCTATTTTAGCTAGTAGCTGTAATTCATCATAGGCAGCCATGACTTGATCCAAAGTTTCTTTTAGTCTTGCGGCACCCTCTGGATCTTTTAATTCATTAACATATCGCAGACTTACGTTCTCACCGGGTCTTCTAAGTCTGACTTGTTCTAAAGCTTCTGCAATATCTGGATTGCTGGCTTTATATTCAAAGCGATAAAGCTCATAGAGAACAGGTAAATTCTCTTTGATTGTATTTCTAGCGATCTGTCGTATACTCGTATTAATACCTCCCAGTCGCCTTAGCTCACGTTTCCTATCCTCAGTTAACCCTTCTGTAGTGTCATCACGATAAAGATTTAAAAGCATCATCTTTTGGATCTCTGGGGTTGCACTCAGATACTCAGGTGATACAATGAATTTAGAAGTTATTTCATCGGATAAAGTGCCTACAATAGCGTTGAAGGTGTTGTCATACTTAGGGGTCTTAGAGTATTCTGTGATTTTTCTCATATCAACCCCTACTCTGGCTAACTCCTCTTGAACTTCTGATACCTTACCAGCACTGGCGACACCACTATACTGCTTCTTTAACGGCACGGCAGAAGATCGTCTAACCTTACCTGTAGTCGGGTCATAAATTTCTTCAGTCTCGCCTAGAACACCTTTTTCAAAAGGAGTACCACGAACGACATTCTTAACTACCTCATCAAAGAATGCGAATAAGAAGGGGTTAGCTCGTGTAGCTTCTTCAGACGCAATACCTGCATTCTCTAAAAAATTCTGTTGTTGTCGGCGATCTTGGAATTTTCTTCTCTCATCATCCCCAATCGTTTTTGTTATATCTTCTAACGGTCTTAAAGGAGTAGCAAATCCTCCCATAATAGATCCAAAGATGCTTCCTACTGTTGAACCTAATCGCATAAAAGTGTCCTTATTATACTCACCAGCGATTGCTTTTTCTAATTCTCTACTTAATTTTCCAAGTGCGCCAGCTCTAGCACTAACCCCAAACAAAGCTTCCGACCCTTCTTGGAAAGCGCGGGGAGAAGTAGGTAATTTATCTCTATCTCTAATGTATGCATCAGCTAAAAACAGAAAAGGCGCTAAAGGAAACATAGGTCTAAAGTCTCTTGACTCGCCGTCTATATCTTTAAGCTGATACCACTCTCCCCCTCCAAAATTCTCTCTGAGAGCCAGGGCAAAACTAAACAACACCCCCATTTCAATAGTCTCAACAATACCATCTTTTAGATCGTTTAGTTTTCTTTCTTGCTCACCAAAATTTTGCAATAGAGTATTTTTAGAATCAGTAAGCTCTCCGATTTTTGCATTTATTTCTTCGGTGGGTTGTTTTCCTGACAGACTTTGTATCTCTTTATTTATTTGAGATAATTTAATTCTATCCTCTACAGATGCTTGTCTACCAGCGGCTGACTGACCTTTATAAACTTGAGAGCCACGGGCAATTACTTTTATTGCCCCCATACCCATACGATTTAAAATGTAAACTACAGAATTTGCTAGGAAGTTAGGGAAAGGGATAAACATTTTAAAAACGGGGCTTGCATTAATACTATCTTGAATCTGATTAATCTTGCCTCCAAGGAATAATAATCTATCACCTGCTCGACGATTTTGGAATGTGAGCTTATAAGCAGAATCAAGAGACCTAGAAACCATTTCCTCACTTAAAACATCTAGCCTGTTATTAGCGAGTACATCTTCAATGCTATCTAACCCTTCAGGTATTAAACCACGGTTTCTACCTAATTTAATTTGCCCATCTAAGTCACTTAAAAAGGCCGCAGACTTAAATGCTCTATCCTGAATACCGTTAAAGAAGTTAGCAAAACGACTTAATCCGTTGAATGCTTTGTATATTTGACTATCATCTGCTGAAGATTTACCTAAGCGATCATCAAACACAGATAAGATCTTTTGATCAACCTCGTTAAACTCCCTTGCTATCATACGCAGGAGTTCCATAGATTCCTCTGGTTTAGCTAAT